ATAAATCCAGTCGCCGCCTGTCAGGCTATCCCCGGCGACGCTCCCCACCGTGAACGGTCGGAACTCGTCGATCGTAATTTCAAAACCGAGCGTATCGGCCAAATCGATGAAATACTGCCGACTCTGCCCTCCGACGGTCGTCAATCGCATGACCAGCGCATCGCGCCTGAGCGACACGGTTTCCAGCGGCCCGGTACATTCGCCCGGCAGGCCTGCCACAGCTTCCCAGCTGTCGAGCAGTTCCAACGTTGTGTCCGGCAGCGCCTCGTTAACCAGGTCGTCGCCGCGGGCATCGATGCGGGCGAGTTCGTCAGCCATGCCCCGGAGCAGTTGCGTTAACCTGGACGTTCGCTCGCGCGTCCAAGCGGCACCCCGCGGAAGCAGGTTCTGCAGCATCTTTGTATATTCAGCTGCCGATCGGCTCACTGCTTACCCCCAGGTTATGGTGCCCATGGTTGCCATCTCGCCGGTTTCGTGCGTTACGTTGGCCACAGGGCTGGTGAGCACGTGGTCGGTTTCGCCGGCTGCGATACTGATGGCCTCGCGGATATGCGAGATCAGTATCGTTCCGGACCCGCTGCCGTCTTCCGGCTCAGCCTCGCGCCGCAGCAGATCCTCAAGCTCGGCCTGTACTGCTGCCTGTACTGCTGCCGTGTTCGGCGTCAGTGTGATTTCAAAGTCGAGCGGCACCGCCGTCGGAGCGAACACCGTCACGTCGGCTGTCACCGGGCGCACGCTGTCGATGTAATCCTGAACCGCGGCGATCTCCGTGGCATCCGGTATGATGTCGTCGTCATCGTCGCGGACAAAACACACGCCAACCGTCCCGAGTCCGAGCCACAGAGGATAACTCCAGGCGCGAGTAACACCGGACACCTCGAGCGCCCAGGACGTATAGTCGAAATCTGCCCCGCCGTGTGGTGGCTCCTGAATGCGGGTGAGCAGGCGCGCCCGCAGGCTGCTGTCGGTCTCTTTGTCGGACCCGCCTGTCAGGGCGGTGGCAACGGTTGCTGTGGAGACAACCCCTGATATGGTGCTTGCCAGCGTGAGCGACGCTCCAGCTTCGGTATTGCTGTCGGAGCCTGGATCCGATGCCGTAACGGCAACGATCGCAGTTCCTCCGGATATGACTGCGGCCTCATCGGTCGCGTACGTCACCTCGTCCCGCCGCTGCAATTCCGCGCCGGCAGGAATGATCGACCCGTCCTCGCCGGCGAACGTCACGGTCCCGGTTGCATAGGTGGCTGCGATACGGGTGACACCCCAGATCTGCGACCAGCGTGCGAGATATTCGGCCTCTGCCGTATCCGGAAGTATCTGCCGCGACAACCAGGCTAGGTAACCGTAGATCTCATGGCACGCGCCGGCCAACACGCGAGCCAAAACGCCAAGAACAGACCGCCGCAGGATGGTCGTGATCCCGTCGATCCGGCTGGTAAGGTCGGCCTGCACTCGGGTGATTAGTGTCGATAATGTCGGGCGTTGCCATGCCATGGGTTGCTCCGTGTGGTTATGCGGCGCGGTACGCCTGGGCGGTCCAGTTATAGTCGTACCGGAACGCCATAGCCGGTTTCGCCGGCCTCGCGATCTCGATCGACAGGGCCAACCAATTATTCCCTGCGGGCCCGAGGCGTTCGGCGGTTACTGTAATAGACTCGGCGATTTTGTCGGACACCAGCCACTCCAGAGCCTGCTCTGCGTACTGTTTCGCCCGGGCCAGAACCGACGGGACCGTTTTCTCGCGATTGAGCAGCCACAGCAAACTGCCGATACCGTGGTCGGACTGCCCGTTGCTGAGAGCATCAAGCGTTGCGTCCATCCAGCAGCCGCGCCGGTCCGTCTCACCATCCGGAAGAGGGTCCGTGCTCGCGGCTCGACGGTCGGTAAACAGCGAGATCACAACTGCAGTCTCCAGGCCTTCCTCCGTCAGAAGGTCCTCGGTCGTTACCGACAGGTCGAATATTGCTTTTTTTGTGGCGATCTCTATGCTCATCGTGTGGCGCTCCCGTTCACAAGTTGTGAACCACTGGACGCAAAAATGCCTTTAAACTCCGCGCCGTCGATCCTCTACAGACACGCACTCGCGATATGCCTCGCTGAGCGCATCCCAGTCTGATTTCCTCAGATAACCGGGTCCGTCAGGTCGGCACTTTGCGAACTGGGCCTCCTCTGCAAACGGCTTCACGGCATCGAGCAGTTTATACATGCGATCCTTGTCAACCATGGCAACGCTCCTGTCTGGTTACATCTGCTGATTCGGTGTATCGGTCGGGCCGCCACTGTCATTTTCCGGATGGTCGTGACCGTTGTAGATCTCGCGATCTGTCGCCATGCTGCGCACGCCGTCGGAGATGTCGCCGGTAACGTGGAGGTTCCCGCTGATCGTTGTCAGTGTCGCTCCGGTTATCTCGATGGTTTTATCGGCCAGCAGTTTAATTACCACGCCCTCGGAGTTATACAGGCACGACTCGCCAGGATCGAGGTGCGGCCGGTGCCGGCCATCGTCAACCGCAACCGCGATACCATGACCGCGATCACCCCCGGGAAACACCACGGCGGCCTGCGCGCAGGTAGCGGGTGCCCGCAATGGCCGAACTGCTGGAAATACTGGATGGCCCCGCGCAGTTCATCGGTCAGCAGCGACACCTGCAGCTCCTGTATCGTCGGACCATCGTTAACGGCACGCACCACGGCACGCCCGATCATGAGCATGACGCGCTGCTGCAGAGGACGTAGTATTTTCCGCACGGCGCTTACCATGCTGATATTGTGCGACAGGGGAGCCGGGTTTTGCAACCCATGGGGAAAATGGAAAACACTGTGCCGTTGCGTATTTTTGGCACGGCACATGCAATATACTATTATCGACACGCGCCGTAAAACCCGGTCCTTCAGGGCCGGGATATAAGGCGCTGACTGCGAATGCAGTCATGGTTTTTCGGGTTTGCGCAAGCAACCACTTGTATTTTACACATAAATATCATACTATGTAAACCATGGATATCAAGCGAGCATATAAGTTTCGATTCTACCCAACGCCTGAGCAAGAGAAGGTTCTTGCACAGACGTTCGGGTGTGCTCGCTTTGTATATAACTACATGCTGCGCGTGCGCACTGACGCATGGTTTAAGCGCCAGGAGCGTATCGGATATCACGAAACATCCTCTTTACTCACTGCACTCAAGAAAGATCCGCAGTACGCATGGCTCGGTGACGTTTCATCTGTTCCGATCCAACAGGCGTTGCGGCATCTGCACACAGCATTTAACAACTTCTTTGCTAAAAGAGCGCAGTATCCATCCTTCAAGTCCAAGCATGGTAGGCAGTCCGCAACCTACGCTGCCAGCGCGTTCCGCTGGGACGGGAAGGCGCTTTTTCTGGCAAAGATGAAGGAACCGCTAAACATCCGCTGGTCACGTACCATCCCCAAAGCGGCCAAGGTGACAACCTGCACTGTTTCTAAAGACCCTGCAGGCAGGTACTTTGTATCGCTTCTGTGCGATGACTGCGTAGCAGCAAAACCTGCTGCAGATAACAAGGTCGGTATTGACCTTGGTTTGAGCCATTTTGCGGTGCTGTCGAACGGTGAAAAGGTCGCAGCACCCAGGACCCTGCGCAAATACGAAAAGCGCCTGGGTGTTTTGCAGCGCCGCCTGAGCAAGAAACAAAAAGGTTCAAACAACCGCGCCAAGGCACGTAAGAACGTAGCGCGTTTACATGCAAAGATCGCAGACACGCGCAGGGATTTTCTGCATAAACTTTCAACCAGGCTGATACGCGAGAACCAAGCTATCGCGGTTGAAACACTGTCGGTGAAGAACATGCAGAAAAACCGCCATCTGTCCAAATCCATTTCAGACGCAAGCTGGTCGGAATTTCTAAGACAGATTGAGTACAAAGCCCTGTGGTATGGGCGCGATCTGATAGGTATCGACAGATGGTATCCATCGAGCAAGCGCTGCTCGAACTGCGGCCACGTAGAAACCTCCATGCCTCTTTCCAAAAGACAGTGGACGTGTCCGGAGTGCGAAACCAACCATGACCGCGATATAAACGCGGCCAGGAACATATTGGCGGCAGGGCTTGCCGCAACAGTCTGTGGAGAGAGTGTAAGCCCGGTGTCTGTTTGAGACATTGGCAACTCTCATTGAAGCAGAAAACTCCCGACAGCGATGCCGGGAATCCCCTTCCTTTAGGGAGGGGAGGAGGTCAAATTTGAACGCTTGACGTGGCATAGGAACGATTATATATTTGGTCTATGGACACGTCAAGCGATTTAAGACATGGAAGAAGTTGTGTTTTTAAACTTCATATACATTTGGTCTTTGTGACCAGATACCGGCGTAACATCTTTTCCCCGGAACATTACGTTTCCATGGGCGAGGTCTTTGCCAAAGTCTGTGAGGACTTCGGCGCAGAACTCGTGGAAACGGACGGGGAAAAGGATCATGTTCACCTGTTGGTGAATTATCCGCCCACGGTATCGGTCTCAAAGCTGGTCAACAGCTTGAAAGGTGTTTCTTCGCGCCTACTGCGAAAGAAACACCCGGAGATCGAGCGACACTACTGGAAGGGTGGCCTCTGGTCCCCTTCCTACTTCGCCGCTTCCTGCGGCGGCGCTCCGATCTCCATCATCAGGCAGTACATCGAAAACCAACGGACCTAAACGGCCCGACACCTTATATCCCGGCCTTGAACT